ATCATTAGTTGAGGAAGCGTTGTTACAAATGAAAAATTTGGAACACGTTGTCACTGAAAACGCAAAAGGAATACTTGCTTCTACAATGAAGGAAGAAATCGAAGAGTTAGTAAAAGAGTCTCTTGATGAGACTGAAATGTATGTTGAAGATGAAGATGAAGATTCATTGGATACTATGGGCATTGAAGGACCTATGATGGGTGATGAAATGCCTGATGATTCAGATTCTATGAAAATGGATGACATGGGATTAGAAGATGATGAGGATGATGAGGATGAACTAGAACCGTTAGATATGACGGGAGCATCTATGGAAGAAATTATGGCAGTACTTAACGGTATGGGCGATAATGACGGAGTTATCATTAAGAAAACTGGTGAAGATTTAGATGTAGACAAAATTACTTTTCAAGACGATGAAATGTATGAATCATTAGGAGAGTCATATGATGACGCCGATGGTGATACTAATGAATCAGTTGACGAAGAAATTGTTTACGAAATTGAATTAGGTGAAGATGATAATGTTAATGAAGATGACTATTCAGTAACGGAATCTAGTATGATGGTTAAACCAAAAGGTTTGGGTATGGGAAAAGCTAAATCAGGATTACCTACAGGTAAAGTCAACATGAAAGGTTTTAAAGAAGATATGTCACAACATAAAGAAAGCTTTAAAGGTCCTAAGAAATTTGAATTTAAGGAAGGTGAAGATGATGAAACAAAAGAAACTGAAACAAAAGAAGCATCAAGAACTTTAGGTAATGGAAGTAGAAATTTTCCAAAAAGAAAAGGTCTTCCAAAGATGAAGGTTATTACAAATTCTGCTTTACAAGAAGAAGTTGAAAACTTAAGAGCTAAGAATGAGGAGTACAGAAAAGCATTAAATATTTTCAGAGAAAAATTAAATGAAGTTGCTGTTTTCAATTCTAACTTGGCTTACGCTACAAGATTGTTTACTGAACATACTACAACAAAATCAGAAAAAATAAATATCATGAGACGTTTTGACAACGTCGAAACAATCAAAGAATCTAAAAATCTTTATCAAACTATTAAAGATGAATTAGGACCAGTTGGACAACCAATGGTTAAAGAATCTATCGTTGAAAATATTGATAGAACACCAACTAAAGGTTCAACTAATTTGGTTGAAAGTAAGACATATGAAAATCCACAATTCTTAAGAATGAAGGACCTTATGTCAAAAATGAATAAATAAATAAAAATAAACTAAAAACAAACTAAATATTTTAAAAAATGGGAGCATTATTAGAATCAGGTCTTGTTGGTAACATCGGTCTTAAGCACCTTAAAGTTATCAAAGAAGATACTATTAACAAATGGGACAAATTAGGATTCTTGGAAGGTTTGAGAGGACACGTTAAAGAAAACATCGCTCAACTTTATGAAAACCAAGCATCTCACTTAATTAACGAAGCTGCTAGCACAGCATCAGACGGTTCTTTCGAAACGGTTGTATTTCCAATCGTAAGAAGAGTTTTCTCTAAATTGTTGGCTAACGACATCGTATCTGTACAAGCTATGAACTTACCTATCGGTAAATTGTTCTACTTCGTACCTAAAATTCAGGGTTATGACATGGGTCAAGACCCAACTGAAGGTGGTACACACTTTGCACCTTTCGGAGCACCAGGTGGACCATCAACAACAAACACTGGTTATGGTGCAAACGACAAGAATTTGTATGACAGATTCTACGAAGGTAACGAAGCAGCTTTAGACCCTCCAGGGTTATTTGACTATTCTAAAGGAACTTTTTCTGCTAGAACGTTGACAGCATCAACAGTAGCATGGAACGGTTCTTCTTTGGTAGCTTCAGGATATGGAGCAAGTACTGAATTCAGAAAAGTTCTTATTGCTTTATCAGGTTTCAACTACGCAGGTGCTGGTAAATTAATCGGACCTAACGGTAACGAAATGGATTCTGAAGAGTTCTTGTCAGGATTACAAGTTACAATAAACACACCACTTCCTACAGGTGCTTTTGTAAACAACTTTACAGGTACTTCATTGACAACTACTTTGGGAACTGGACCTTTGTTATTCAGAGTTGTAACTCAAAAATACGGTAAAGGTATTGTTGAATATGGTTCATCACAAACAACTACTTTTCCAGGTACTTCGGGTAACTACGGTGGAAACAGTGGTTCTTATGACAACATATGTGACGCTAATGGTGTAATTTACTTGGAAGTTGATACTCAAGTTCCATGTTCAGTGGGTTCAAACTCAATGGACGGTTACTCAGGTTTCACAACTCAAGCTTTAACTAATACAAACACCAATACATCTTTCAAAGCTTCATATAGAATTTACAAAAATTTGGAATTTGAAGATGAAATCGGTGAAGTTTCTTTTGATTTGGAATCAGTAACAGTTTCTGTAACTGAAAGAAAATTGAGAGCACAATGGTCTCCTGAATTAGCACAAGACGTTGCAGCATTCCACAACATTGACGCTGAAGCTGAATTAACAGCTTTATTGTCTGAGCAAGTTGCGGCAGAAATTGATAGAGAAATCTTGAGAGATTTGAGAAAAGGTGCAGCATGGACTTTAAGATGGGATTACAACGGTTGGAAGAGAGGTACTACTTCAAATCCATTAACACAATACACTCAAAAAGATTGGAACCAAACATTGATTACTGCAATCAACCAACTTTCAGCTCAAATCCACAAATCAACATTGAGAGGTGGAGCTAACTGGATTGTTGTTTCTTCTGAAATCAGTGCAATCTTTGATGATTTGGAATACTTCCACGTATCAAATGCAGCTCCTGAGCAAGACCAATATAACATGGGTATTGAAAGAGTTGGAACTTTGGCTGGTAGATACCAAGTTTACAGAGACCCTTATTTCCCACCAAACACAGTATTGATTGGTCATAAAGGTAACTCATTGTTAGACACAGGTTATGTGTACGCACCATACGTACCATTACAATTGACTCCAACAATGTATAACCCATTCAACTTCACACCTATCAAAGGTATCATGACAAGATACGCTAAGAAGATGGTGAACAACCGTTTCTACGGTAAAATCACAGTTGATGGTGTTAGAACATTTGACTTAAGAGAATTGAGATAATCTTTTCTAAATGAAATAAAAAAGGGACGAGAAATTGTCCCTTTTTTTATGCCTCTTCTTTTTTATCGGGTGTACTTAAAACACGTAATGATTTTGAAATAATCTCAGATTCTTCTAATGTAAAACAACCTCGTTTATACGCTGATTTTACAGATTGTATTAAATAGAATAAAGATTGTTCTTTTTCTATAGAATTAATTATTTTTTCAAGTTCGTCATTTGAGTTATATTGTAAAAAATCAAATAGTTTTGTGTTGTTATTAATCATAGTAAGATATTTATATATAATAATCGTAAAAAAATGATGGATAATAAAGTAATAATTCAAGATATTCTTAATGAGTATAAAAAAGTTTTATTTGAGTCTAATACAAATATTACTGAAGACTTGGATGTTTGGTTTGGAACAAAGAAAAAACCAAAAGGTTCTAAACAACCCGCAGGTCCTTGGGTTAATATATGTAGAAAAAAAGAAGGTGGTGGACACCCACCATGTGGAAGACCAGATGCTGACTCAAAGTCATATCCTAAATGTAGGGCCAAAGGTGTTGCTGCTGGTATGAGTGACGCTCAGAAAAGAGCCGCTTGTGCCAAGAAAAGAAAGGCGGAGAAAGCGGATACACAAACAGGTAAAGGGCAAAAACCTGTTTACTCGTCTTACAAAACAACGAAAGAATCTGTTAATTATTTACCACCGATTACTTTATCAAAATTAGCTGGTAAAATTTTATACGAGATGAAAAAAAAAGGTGTCAACGAAAATTTGACCGTAATTAAAAATTTGTACAACAGAGTTCCATTCACCGAAAAAATGATTACAGAGCTTCATAAATCATTAAACAAAAATGTTTTAAATGAGTCAGAAACCGATGATGTAAATTATTTATTGCTCGGAGGTGACAAAACCAAACAATGGGTTAACACAATTCTATATTCATTAAAAAAGGGGTCTTAAAACCCCTTTTTTTTATTTTGTTATGAATATGCCCCTGAGGACCTTTTCTTTCCGTCTAATCCCTTTATACGACCTTGACAGACCTGTACTGCGTATCCATTAGCATACGCCGATGGATAAACATCAAATTTTGCTTTAGCGGCGGCTTTTCCACGTGCACATAATTTAGTTCCTGTTTTTTTTCTACCTTCTTCTAAATTATTTCTTTCCAACATTTGGTCCATAAACTCATCGGCATCTTTTGAAAGAGGTTCAAGTTCTTCCGCCTTTATTTTTAAATCTTCAATGTCTTTGATTGCTGCCAAATACGGAATCATTGATTTCTCAGCATCTTTACCAATTGGTATAATACTACTAATTTTTTCAAGTATCTCTTCAATACTTAGTTTAACTAATAAGGGTCCTAAACCTTGTGTAATAAATCCTAATCCGGGAATACTCGTAATACCAACGATTGATTGTAATAAATCAATAAAATCAACTTCTAATTCGTCTTGAACGTCAAGTAATTGTTTTAAAGTATCCGCTTGGATGTCTTCGT